CCAACAAAATCCGACCAAATTCTTTGCAAGCAATATAAACTATTTGTTTAATACTTTCTAACAATTAACTTATACTGCTTGCTATAATTTCGTTACTTGTTTTGAACAGTCCAGCACTTTCCATCTACATTTTGAATGCCGTTGTAAGTGTATTCAAAATTAACCAAGAATCGAGTGTTTGGGTGCGACGATTCAACAACTAAATCAAAAGACAATATTGGATCTGTTATTGTATTTCTTGATACTGTTGTTAAAGCTGTCAAAGTTCCAGTTCTAGCAATATTTAGATGACCAGACATGTTGCTTGCGTTGTAATCCATCGCTGAACTGAATAGTATTTGCCCTTGCTTTTCTCCTGCATTGTTTCCCCCCCTGTTAAGTGGGTGCAATGTCGCAATACATGAAATCATGTTGCCTGTCCCAAGCCTCTCATTCAGACTTCCGGCAAAAAAAGTAATTTTTTGCGTAGATGGATCAATAAAGCATTGTCCCTTCACAGTTTTAACTCTTGAGTATGAATCATTGTTTGCAGATACAATAAATCCTTGCTCTCCAGTTGACTCGGCACCATCACCGATTTGCACGCCATTTACAGTAAGGACTGATATGTCGGTCGTTAAGCTACTCCATACACGATCATTGAATGTATAGTTTCTCAGATCACAGCCAGCACCACTTCCAGAGAACATTACAATATTCTTGTCTGAAAAGATTGTTATACCATCTATAATTAAGTTGGGGCGCTTTCCAGTTGGTGACTTGAATATACCTGTAATATTGGGGTTATAGTCACTAACATACATACTAAAGTTATTTAGGTGTGCTTTAGATATGCCACTTTGAGACATTTCCTCTAGATCGAACACATAAGCACCCTGGACGCGTTCACAACTTAATGTATTCAAATCCACACCAGAGCAGTAACCAATCTTGTAGACACTGCCGTCAGAACCGCACTCATCTGCTGCCATACCAGATAAGGTAGAGTAAGCAAAAGGTATTGGCGGCACACTAATAACACCATTGGCATCTACAGCAAATCCGATTAAGTATGGGGATGTGCAGCGATTAGCGTAGCAATTTGAATGGTTAGATGAAGTTCCGTAAACAGCAAGTGGGTATTTGCAATCTCTAAATACCTCACCTTCAAAGTTAGAATTCCATTGGTGTGTAGCTCGACCAATACCCCATCCATCATACCCTACAAATTCAAAGTTCAACTGCTCAGAACCTGCACTCCCAACATAGATACCAATACCTGTCTTTGTTGGATTTTTTTTAGCAATTCCCAAATTTTTTAAATTAAAATTGCGGAAAAATCGGTTTTCAGCAGAATAAAAGCCTTTTTCACCGTCAAAAATAAAATATGATTTTGTGTTCCCATCCCCAGAGATATCTAACCCTAAATTTTGGTCGGTTATAAATTGGTCAATATCAATCGGACGCAAATGCATTCTGCCATCTAAATGGGCTTTTTTGAACTTCTTATGATAAGCAATAAATGCATCAGTATCATCAGTTATACCATCTACTTTAGCGCCGAAATCGTAGTAGGATGGGTCTTTTGTTTTCCAAACACCGTTTGATAAAACTTGAAACTCTCCATCATCAGAAATTTTAGTTTTACTTGCAATTTGCCATGACGTGCCATCATATGAATAATTAATTGAATCGTCTCTTACAAAAACAACTTGCCCATTTCTTGGATTTCGAATATTGATCAGGTCAGATACCGACTTAATCGTTCTAATTGTTTGATTGTTAATTTGATGTTGATTTTCTTCGCCATCTATAACAAATTGAGCGGGTAACCCAACGACAGGTTGCCCGATAATAGAGCTTGCGATCCCATCAATATAAGCTTTTAATTCAGCTTCACGTTGTATCGCTAATTGATCATAATCAATATCAGCCAAAATACGAGATTGCGTTTCAAAATCAACAAGGTGTTTCCATTCTTGTAAAATCGCTGTTAATTTGTCGAGTGCGCGTTCAATAGCATCAGGATAAAAATTATCATAATTAGTGATATCAAGAAGTTGATCTACAGGTGTTTTACCTGCGATATAAAAAAAAGTTTCAGCACTAGGTGGTTTGACAAAAGTAATGTATCCCCCCATATCATCAGGATGAAAAGTAACTGCGTACTCAGACTCGTCAATAAACTCAAATTCGTTACCAACTTTTACTCGCACCCCGATACCTGTTTCGTCTTCTTGTTCATAAGCTCGAAACATAAAATCAAAGCGCGTGTTAATACCGTTACCAACATAAAGTTGGCTTAACCGATCCGATACCTGAACTGTCATTTTCTGCCCACCAATAAAAAGGCTGTAATCTCTACAGCCAATTTTAGGTAAGCTTACAAACAAATAGTTAGTCGCTAGTCTCGTACTGTCAACAGGTTAATTTTCTGGTGCATGCTTCCCTGTAATTGTCCCGCGTGTTGCATCGTAAATGCTATCTGGTGCATCTTTCTTGCCTTGAGCTACATCAAGCCAATAACCAGAAGGTTTACCAAGTACAGCAAACGGAATGCCCGTAACGAGGGTTGACAGCTTAAGAACCTGCCAACATTGTCGCTTGCTGATATAGCTTACTCAAAATACGTTTTGCTGTATCTCGATGGATACCGAACTCTTTACACATACGATTGATATCATCGGGATGATAAGTTGTTTTGAGCATAGAGATAGCAATTGCAACCTTATCCCGCACCATGGCTTTGCTTTGTGATGGAGTCATGTTTGTAATTTCATCGTCTGAAATAGTTCGTTCAAATTGTTGACCGTTTTCACTCAACTCACATATTAGAGGCAATGCCAAATCATTAGCACCCAACTCGCCATCCACAATTTTTGTTCGATAACGCAACTCTTCTAATGCACGAATAACCGTTCCGAGATCACGACGCAAATCGGAAACATGTGCAGCGTTTACAAAAGATACATTCTTCGCATCTCGTAAAGTAGTAACGCCATTCCTTTTAACTACGGTATAGCGATTTGTATCAGGCGAAATAGGTTCTGGAATATGTAACATCCCCATAGAATTATTACGCGCTTTCTCTAACTGCTTAACAATCATTTCATCGTATGCACGAATAACTTGAAGATGAAATGATGGGCTAATCCACATTGCATATGCGTAGACCAGTTCTTTTACTGCATAGGTGCCGTTGCGGATACCATCATTGATTATTTTTAGAGGGGTGTGCAAAATCTCACACCCCCTCTGCAAATTTGCAGAGGCCTTAATTTCAACTATCAGGTCTTTAGTTTGCTGGTTTCTTAGAAAAAAGGTTGGTCGATGTTTATCTGCATTGCCACTCGCTTTATGTAAATCATTAAGACAAAAACGCCCTTCATTATCTTGGCGAATTACAAGTGAACCTAAAGTGATTGGGTTTTCATATTTTAAAATGGCTGACCACATTTTATTTACTCCTATGTTATTTATTAAGCCCACATTTGAGATGGGCGGTCAGGAGCTCAAAACCGAACATAGACGGCGGACTTATTCCCCTTGCGGGTGTTTTATTCGTCGCACTCCCGACCATGGAGTAAACGTGTGCGTGATCAAACACGTACAGAAGTATACATGATCGGTTTGTCTTTTTATGGACAAAATTAAAGCCACGATGACGCTGCGACTAAACGCTATGTTAAGGGGTGTTTTGAGCACCTGATAAAAATGTAGCGTATTTTTCACGAACATGCAAATTTTTACGTATTCGCAAAATATTGCATGTTTATGACAGAACGTCTTTAATAACGTCAAAAATGATTTTTAATAAACCCATTACTAAAATCAGTAAGCAAATTATGTAGAAAGTAAGTCCTGTAAAATCTTTAAAGAAACCTTTGGGGTCTTTTTTAATGATTTGAAAAGTTTCTGATAATTTAAGAGCAAATCCTCTATTAAATGTCGCTACCGTCCACATAATTAAAAGAACCCCACTTAATACATCTACCAACTGCCAAGTATTGCGTTCAAGATAGATCGGTAAAAAGGGGTTAAAAACGATAGCTATAAAACCTAATATGAAAGGCATGATTTGCTGCTTCTTTGTATGGGCGGTAAAAGCTGCAAACCCAAAAGCAAAGAAAGCTATAAATCTTAAAAGTTGATAGAACCCATAATCGAAATCGCCCGTTACTGCATACAAAATATAGGTAGCAGAGGCATAAAATAAATAATGTCTTTTAATATGAAACATCTGCTTTCTTCACCTATGTAAGGTCTTTTCTAACCTCCCACGTCATTTTATCAACAAGAAAAGTAGGAGAAAGAAGGGCTAGAATAGTACCGACAGGCAAACTTTTCCCCGTTTCTGGGATTTCTATCACATCATCAATGCCCCAGAAAACTAAGTTACCAACAGCAAGATGTACGTCTTTTCTAGGAGTCATCCCAAAAACTAAAAGTTCTTCATTATTAGCCGCTAATTTTAGTGTCACTATTTGAGGCCATACGCTCTCATTAATTTCTAGTATAAGTCCAACGTATAAATGATTAGGCTTTAGGGGGTAGTTAGTAAATTCTAACGCATATTTGAAAGCGCTCGGATTATCCTTAAAATATAAATTTGATAATGCCTGACGATTTTTAACATTGCTTTGTAATTCCCCTTTATTAAAGTACATAGCAATTAGGACAATCAAAATTCCCAAAAGTAATATAGCAATAGCATAAATCATTCGCTTAAATCCCACCAATAGCTGTTGCCCAAATTTTCTAACCGTTGTTGTGTTTTTGGTAAGTAGTCAGGGTCAATCATGTTTTGAAGTTTAGAGTACAACATTCTGTCAATTATCAGCTTACTGTACCATATGTTTTGAAATGGTAAATTACCCTTCAAAGTATTTGCAACTTCCATCATCCTTGTAGATTCTTTGCCTTCAATAAAGTTATTACCCATACCAGTTAGCAACATACCAAGTTTACCACCTTGGCTCACTAATGGACCTGCAACAAAATCCCCAAAACTACGCCCTGTAGGGTCTGATAGTGCACTCATTAAATCCCCCATAAATGAGAGCCCACCGCCTTTTAATACGGATTTCAGGAAGAAATCAGGGGTAAAAACAGGTTCAGGATTTTTACCATTTGCAAGGTTTTGAAGCTGAACAATAAAAGCCCCCGCCAACGTTTGGTAAGCAATAAGTGATGCAATAAACGTTGATCTACCTTTGACACCTTGTGCAAAAGCTCTATGCCCCATTCTTAACATATAAGCCAAAGGGAACCCCTTAAACTGAAAAAGTGTTCTACCTAATTCGCCTTGTATAGTCCCCGCGTCACCAAGATTAATAATACTCCGCTCACGTACCCCCGCTTCAATGACAGCTACCGACTCTTCATTAAAAATATGGGTCTGATATTTCATTGCTGCTTTATAACGATAATCTGCTAAAGCGGTAGGACTATCCTGCTTGTCTTTTGGCAAGAATTTCTTAATCACTTCATCAGGTGCATTAAAGAAATCATTTTGGGTTAGCACAATAGCCCCATCCTCTCTTTTTGATGGGGTTAACTCCCGCCATAAATTCCAATCTTTTTCAGTAATTCCGTTACCTTTTAAAATTTTAAGATCATCTTTACCCAAGTCTTTCCAATGGGTACTACGAGTCATTTCTGCAATTTTATTCATGTGGACCAAATTAAACGCTCGTTTCATACCCGCTGTAACTGCATTTAATCCTGAAATTTTCAAAGTTGTAGATGCTAGTTGCTGCATCCGAGCATTAAAACGACCTGCTTTAGTTGCACTACTTACTACGTCTGCATCACCAAAACGAGAAGTAGAGCCCACCATCTCTGTAATACCAAGACCAAAACGAAGTGCTTCATCTCGATATTTACCTTGTGTAAGCTGCTTCATGTACTCAGGTAAAACCGATTTCGTATAGGAAAGCCCTAGCATATTCGCTATTTTCTTTGTACTGGCATGGTCCCCGATAGTTGTTAGAGTTGTGCCCCCTAACTTTGAAGCAACCATTAATGCACGTAGTCCACCCATTACATTTCCCAAGGTAGAATCAACTGCCCTAGTATTGGCATCCAAAGTGTTGTACATAGATAAAGCACGTTTAGATTGTTTATCAATTTCGCCATGTTTGCTGCCATTTTCTGGATCAGCTTTTAATTTCGTGCTTGCCTCTTCCAATAAATTTTCAAAACTCAAACGCGGGTTAGAGCCAAAATTCTGCATCATGGCAATTTCTGTACTCATCCGATGAGTGTGATTTTTCAATATTTCATGGAATCCTGTTTCATTGTAGGTACCAAATTTGGCCTGATACTCAAGCCATGAATCACCATCTTTGAAATGAAGGGCACGGGCCTCTTGGTGTCTATTTGCCATTTTAGAACGGCCGCCAACAGGGGTAATACTTTTGCGCCCATCTAAAACTTTGTTCGCCCCATTGGTAGCAATGGTCCGGTAAACATCTTTAAGCATAGTGCGTACTTCACTATCACTCATCAGTAGACCATCCTCTCGGACATATTGATTGCGGTCTAGTTTTGGAAGAACTTCATCAATCCATTCCTTCTCGGTAGATAACGCAACCTTCTTTTGATCATGAGATGTCATGAACCCCCAGTTATCAAGCTTGCGAATATTCCCACCCGCTCTGTTAAAAGCTAAGCGCATTTCTTCCAATGCAAAGCTGACATCTTTGGCCATCGCTGTGATTTCTGGATTATCGGACTTTCCACCGAACATGACACGAATAATATCGTCGGTCATTTCTTTATTTACTGAAAGTCCCCACCTTTCTTGGGTCTTAGTGAAGACATCAGCAACTAAAGACATCCATCTACTGTGAAGTGCTTGGGCTTGTTTTTCTACTGACTGTATTCCGCTTTGATCAGAGAAATAGGCGATCTTACGCATCAACACCTGAATAGGGTTTAATGTAGAATGGTTATAAATTTCCTGCTCTAACTGCGCTTTTAAAATAGCATCACGGGCAATATTTTGATTATTTTTGGCAATCTGAATAGATAAATCACTTGCCGTTTTTTGAGTAATAGCTTCAGCCCTTTCAGCCGGGCTTTTTAAAAGCCAATCAGGGTCAGTTCTTGCAAGAATGTTTTTAGCACGAATATACAACTGAGAAATTCGGTTACTATCCGCAGCACTTAATTTTTTCTTACCCAATGCTTGGGCAACCTGCTCACGACATTCTGCTCTCATGCTGCTTCACTCCCAAATTTTAATGCGCAACTTGCTAAGGCCCGTACAGCTTGAATTTCATCTTTAGCAATTTCTTCTTGCTCACGAATGTAGTCAAGCCAATCTCTAGCAGTCATTGAGATGGTTTCTTCATTACCATTATCATCCAAACGATTTACGGTAACCTCCATATCAGGATTATCAATCATGGCCTTTACCGCTTCACGTCCGTCAGGTGTTTCAGTAAATGCCCCGAACTCAGTTTGACCTTGAGCGTTAAGATTAGGAGCGCCAGAAACATCCTCTTTCTTAGGTTTCCAAAACTCCCGTTCAATAGCTTGAGCCGCTTTACTCTGAAGATTGCTCAAAGGGGTGTTGCTCTCCCCATCCGTTGAACTTTTTGCAAAAAACTCTTTTCCAGAACGAGAAATTTTTACAGGGGAAACACTGCCATCTTCGTTGATGCTTCTTTGAAATAATGTGCCAGTTTTATTGTTATAAAGTTCTTGAACTGTGACACCGTCGGATTGAGCTTTTTCACGTTTTATATAATCTGCTGATCGTGTAGCCTGCCAATTTTCAACACCTTCTATTGGCGCCTGAATTTGTGAGGTACTTGCCGTATCTACTTCTGATTGACCCTCATCTAAACGTGGTTGACGCGGCTCTTCATCAACATTTTTTAAAACTTTTATCGGAGAGGTATTTACCTCACTGCCCTGAAAATCAGTCCGTTGTAATTGGCTGCTTAACTCATCCAATCCACGTTGCGCACTACGACTATCGCCCGATAGATTAATTTGGGGATCTTCGAAGGCAACTCTATTCACATTGCCATCATATGTCTGGTAGTGTGCTGTTTCTCTTAAGTACTCAATATCTTCTGAATTAAGGGGTTCTGACAGACGGTGAAAGTCTTCCTCAAGTTCAAGTAATTTTTCAGGTTCACTATTTAATCGATTTACAAATAAATTTGGCGAAGCATCAATTAAAACATCACCTTCGCGTTTATATTCAGGTATCTGAGCAACTGACGATTCGAATTCTGGAAAATCAGAGTCACTACCCCTAATAGCTAAATTTCCTTTTTTTATATCCCCGCCATATTGAGTTGCTATTAGGTTATCGATTTTAGAAGTAAACTTACCCATAGCCGCCTGAATTGAATCATCAGGATTGATAGCATTACCTTTTAATACAGCATCAGTGTCTTTACCATAAACTTTACGCAACACATCTTTAGCACGTGCATCAGGCGTATTCTTTATCGCCCGTATAACTGCTTTTGCACCGCCGCGGCCTAAAAGATGCGGCAAGTAAATTTGAGAACCGGTCAAAGTTACGCCTGTTTCTTTTTTAATATAGGCGATGTTCCCCTTTGTATGCTTAATACCTAATTCAATCTGTTTATCAAGATCAGTGTAGTTAGCATCTGTACCACCTTCAGCGCGCCATGTACTTGGCTTAAATTGATAAATACCTTTGTATTTACTGCTTGGGTTGGTAACGTTTGGATCAAAGCTCCCGCCGCTCTCAAAGTGTGCTATTGCCAAGGCGGCTCTTGCTTCTGAATCACTTAGTCCACCTGATAACGCCGTATCATAAATTTTTTGCTGGATAGTTGCAGACTTACCTTTAAAGGATAAAGGACGTGTTACCTTCGCGGGTACTGGAATATTTTTGGGTGTACCACTCACAGGACGACCAAGAGATACAAGCTCATCGTTTAATGCTTGTTCTTGAGCAAAATCAAGTGCGTCAAAATGGTCATTGGCGTCTTTTGCATTAGTTGGTTCAAATGGGTTTAGGCCTTCAGCATGATCAATATTTGCTTGTACTTGGGCTGCATCATTTAAAGCATCAGCTGCATCATGTTCTGTACCTTGCTCAGGTCTAAGTTTAGCCTTATTCGCAAAAACATTGAGCATTAAAGCCATAGTAGCGTTTGAACCGAGAGCAAGCGGACTTGTAGCATTTTCCTGTAGCTGTTCTCCGTATTCTGCTACTTTTTTATTTTTGTTGTTCTTAAGATAGTCTCCCTCTACATAATCCCCCGCGATTCCTCCCGCTGTTGCTAAACCCGTTGTAGCAACAGCATCGGCAATAGCATTTTTTGCTACACCATGAACCGGCAACGCAAAGCCTGCCGCATCAGTTAAACCTCGAATTGCACCGCCTGTTCTAGCAGTGTCAATATCCGCACCTTTATTGATTAAATCTGCCTTTTCAGTTTCGTATGATTGTGCACCAAATAAACCCGCATTTAATCCTAAAGATGCGTATCCACCAGTACCTATAGTAGCTAAAGCATTCCACCCGATTCGCGTAAAATCCTTAGTTAAGCCAAATGTAAGCTCACCCGCTGTACCAAGGTCTTCAGGCTTAAAGATTGTTAGGTTTTGTGCACGTAAAGCTGCGGCCTTTTTATCCCCGCGAATTAATGCATCTGGTGCAGTTGCCACTTCAACAGTACCCATAGCAACACCCGATGCTGCCCCTAAAACAACATCAAGAACGTTTCCTCGTTGGTTTTTAGGTTTATACCGTGGATCATCTTGCATTAACGCAAGTTCGTCATCTGCTAAAAGTTCCATAACGTATCATCTCACGGTAAAAGTTAATCGGGTTTTGCGTTTTGGGTCGCTAGAGTCCATAACGTACCCACTACCACTTTTAAAATAATATTTATAAGGATTACTTGGGTCTTGTTCCAATGGTAAATCTAGAAAATAATCCCGATCCGAGCCGCCATAAGTTCGAGCATTTCTAGAGTTAAATCGCTCAAGTTGTTGTTCAAAGGATGCTTCGCCTACTGTATGGGGAAGCAAAACAGACTGTTTACGCCTAAACCCCCCATTAGTAAATTTCCCACCAGTGGTGTTTAACAGTGCTTTAGCAATAAGCTCTTCATCTAACTTCTTGGCAGTAGACTTATCAGGAATTTTTTCAGACTTCTGCAAAAGGTATGCATAGTTGGCTCTTACCGCATCTTTGTAGATATTAAAATCAGGTTTACCGGGTGCGGTAATTCCGTTTAGGTATTCAGTTGTTTTTTGTGTTAAAAGCTCCTCATCGACCTTAACATCCCCTTTATCAATTAGCTCTTGCCCAACAACCATTTGATTTGCAATGTCTTTTATCCCCCGATTATTCAGTGTAGCCGCCCATCTATAAACACCATTCTTGCCCGCAATAGACTGAACCATCTCACGTGCAGCATTCCCATTACCTTGAGCAGCCCTTTGTAAGTTAGAAACTAATTGCAATTTTTGGTTGGCTGGTGCTGCCTTCCAAAAAGTTTTCATCTCTTCCTGTTGTTGTTTTGATAAAGGGTTTATCGTACCGGCTATTGTTCCACTTGTTTGATTAAGTGAAACCATCTTCTTAATATTATCACCAAGAATCTGAAGCGCTTGTGCATCCCCTTTTACAATTAATGTTGTAGGTGCTTGAGGCAAAATGTTTCCCGATTTAAGAGAGTAAGCCACCAATGGGTTGTTTTTCTCACTATCCAATAATGCATTGTGTACTCTCTTCATTTGATCAACAACAAACTTAATTTCCTGTGGGTTGTCAGAACCTTTTGTTTTTGTTTTTGACTCATACGCATTGATAAAAGATTCACGTTCATCAGGGGACATTGTGTATAGTGACTGAAAAACAGGAAGGTTGTTATTAAGCCTTTGGAATTCATTCCAAGATGCGGTGCCTTTTGCTTTACCTTCTAGTTCACTATACCGTTGCGCTGAAAAAGGAATGCCACTCTCAATATCTTTTTTAAAATCACCTAGAGCCTTTTTCCCATCTTCGTCTTTTTCTTTTGCTTCTGCTGCGACAGCATGATCATGTGCTGCTCGAAATCTAATAGCCATGCTCAATATACTCGGAACATTTTGTACACCAACTTTTTTAGAAAAAGGACTTTCGGGGTCCTGTAATCCAATGATGTATTTATCTAATTCTTCTGGGTCATTTTTAAACGTTATAATTTCTGCTTTAAACATATCGGCGGCATTGTCCTGAATCAGTTTACCGACTTTAGCTTGCGTTAGCGGCGACATATACCCTTTGTACGTATCGAAATATACAGGTATTTTTGAAGCATCCCCATTTGTTTGCATTAAATTAATTGCACCCAATAAAGCTTTGTCGTATTGCTCCTTAGTGAATAAATCTACTTGTTGTTGATTCCACCCTTGAGTTTTGCCATAGTCTTGCGAAGCACTGTTTATTTTTGCGAGCGATTGATTTGTCGTTTCTAAGTCCGAATAATTAAGATTTACTGAACTCGAATTAGCATCTATTTCTGCCTCAAAAGCTGTCTTTTGAAATTTTTGAGATTCAGTAAATAAGTGCTGGGACGTGATACGGTTAAGCTGTCCACGTACATTAACCAAGTTTTTATTAAATAATTTACGCTGACTAGGATTAGATAAAGTATTTGTTTTCTCACTAGATAAATTTACAAGCCACTCGTTAGCCTCATCAATTAGAGATTGCCCAGACTCCCTTTTTAAAGCTGCTTCGCCTTTAATATTTAATAACCCTGTTTTAGGGTTATATAGGTAATCATTAACGCTATTTTGTACTTCTGCAATAACCTGCGATACTCGAGCCTTGTCCGCTTCATCTTGGTATGCTTGGTACGCGTTCAAACCAGAATTAAGGGCACCAACTAAACTATCGGTTTTATTACCAACTAAGCTAGCGGCTTCGCCTGCTGACATGCCGCCACTGACTTGTACATTTGGAACGCTGTTGTCCGAAACTTGTCGATTAAATTGTGGGATACGCATTAACTAGCTCCAAACCAATTCCAATTATAATTTTGCCATGATGCACCTTGCGAATTACTGCCACCTATATCATAAAGGCTTGAAGCAAAGTCAGAACCGCCACTAGATGCAGAACCTCTTTCAAGCCCTCCACCTAAACCGCCTTTACCCATACTTGAACCAAAAGCGGAAGCAGCTTCACCGCTAAGGTTTAGTATCGTGCTTAATACAGGTCTAATGGACTTCGCAGCAACACGGTAATTTTCGGCTTTATTGCGGTAATTTGTGGCTTGAACCTTGTGCCCCCAAGACTGAAGCGCAGCATTGTATTTAATTGAATCAATATCTCCTTGAGCGAGCATCTCTGTTGAAGCAAGTAAATCAATGGCTGAACCTTGTGTTACATCAATACCATTCTCCGCAAGGGCGTTGATTTGGCTTGATTTAAAGGCCGAAACGTTACGCTGATAATCAGTTACGGCATTGGTACCATCTTCGATGGCTTGCCGAGCCTGATTATCTGAAAGGGTTGCATTGTAAAGGGCGAGCTTTTCTTGGTCCTTAAATGACTGTTTTTGCGCCTTCATTTTTGCGTAATTGGAAAGCGCTTCTACACCTTTAACCGCTGCATATGCATATGGATTTGTCATAACGCCCCCATCACGAACGGATGGAACATTTTATTGTTCGCGCCGTATGGTTCCGCTTTTTTTAAATCAAAGCCTAGTCTTTTTAAGAAACGTATAGCATTCTCGTTTTTTTCATACACATGATTTACAAGAACGGCATACTCCGACCGCATTTCCTTTAAAATACTTTGGCATTGTTTGTAAAATTCAAACGGATATTGTTTTATGAAATTTGTGCCAAGTAACCATGGGCAACCAACGTTACCTATTAAACTTGACATTCCAACACCACAAATAAAAAGCAATTTACCGTTAACTACTACAGTCCAAGCATCGCTTGAATGCTTGATAGACATTTTGATCATCCAATGAAAATTGTCATTGAAGTACGCTTTCATTTCGTCTTTATCGGCATCACGCAGGTTTTCAACAAGAATACGAATATCGCGCTCAGTCGGCTTACGAATTTCAATATTATTTCGTCTCATGTCATTTCTACCTCAAGGGCCAATATCTTCATTGGTAAAGGTTTATCATGTTTTACAGTAATTTGAATGTCTCTTTCGTAAGTGCTGTCAACTGGTACTTCTACCAAACCCGAATACAATTTAAGGGGGCTACCATAGCGTTCATTGCTACGCGGTTTAAACTCATCAATTGGTGTGCGATCCTCAATATCCTGATTAGCACCGGCCAAAATGTTTTGAGACTCTCTTACTCTTAGGTGAACCTTATTCACGACTTTAGGTTTAACAGGATTTTTTTGTTCTTGAAAAATCGGCAATGTTTGTAGTTCAGCTTCGTAATTCAGACCAACCCAAATATTAGATAACTCACGTGGCAGTTTAATTGTGCCGTTTTCTACTTTGACATTGGGTTTAACGCCACCATCTGCAAACACAGATACTGTTTGACCTTCAAGCCAATCTAAGCCGGTTAAAGTTGATGTAGGATTGCCCTTGTACTGAATGCTGCTATCTAAATAGCACTTATCCTGCATATCTAACGGCTGCCTTGTAAGCATACGTTCAATGGTATAAAAACCGTCACGCTCAATAATCGCATATAAAACAGATTGATCATCCTCCGGTATTTCTGCAATAGACAAAAATTTACCGTTGGTGTGATGCTCCGCCCAAGCCCAAACCTGTTGTTTTGGCTCATATGTTAATGAAAGCAAAACACCATCACCACGTACAAAATATATAATATTCAAAGGGTTACGCAATAATGCACAATCAATAATTTTTTGCCCATCAAAAAGTTGTGGGCACATTATTGATAAGTCGATTGTTTGATAAAAAGATGCGTTGTATCCGCTTGCCAATGATATTTCGTGTACGTGCCCTGTTTGATCAGAGGAAAAAATTGTAGCGCCGTCAACTTCAACGGGTGTCACATCATTTGCACCTGTACTGTACTGCTTGTTCATATTCACACTAGCAGCTGTTACGGCTCCATCCGCTGACATTTTCCAAAGTGCCCCACTTGTCAAAATAAGTAAATCACTCATTGTAACTAGGTGTTTAACACCGTTACCGTCGCGGGCAGCAAACCGTATTTGAATTGAATCTGTATCTTGAGTAGGAATGTGGTACCCGAAATTGTCATCCGTTGCCGTACGCGACATGCGAATCCATTGGGGGGATTTATAACCACCGCCATACACTTTTCGCTGACCGTGATATGCAACTGCGGTCGGGTAAAATTCAAAGGGATTACGAATTAATGGCGGTGTGATCGAACCATTTGTCTCAATATTATCATCTGTGAAGCTCGTTTCAGTTGTTTCACCAATAAAGCTTGCTAAACCGGATCGTAGTTTAAAAATGTTATAACGGTTCGCACCTGTTACCACATCCCATGTAATCGTGTTGTAATTCCCTGCAAGTGTTAAGTCATTTTGTACAACAACCTTTAAAGATGCAGCAGATTCATTTTGTTCATTAACTGCGGTGACTTGGTAAGAATAATCACGCTCAATGTATGAGTCGTGCATACTTCCACCGGGTTTATACTTATCTTCAATATGGGCAGTTGCGGCAACATTTTGCGGTGTACTAATGCCATATCCCACTGTAACCAGTTCTGTTATCCATTCCGTTGCGCTCTTACGAATAATTTTTCTAGGTGGGTAATTAGGGTGAGTTATCGTCACTACATCGGCGGATTGAGCGTAACGGAGTTGCATTAAATGCTCTTCCGCATACGGTACTGCAACTTCTAAAGGATCATTATTTTCATTCAGTAACATACCGCCGTCAGCAAAGAAGTTTACAGCGCCTGCACGGATTGCCAAAACAACAGCTTGTTCTTCACTAAAGACAAAACGGATTAAACGCATTTTGCCCATTGATTTCGGGTAATGGTGTACGTAGCGGAAGCCTGCACGATAGACAACCCCGCCAAACAGTTCGACATAAAGGTTTTTGCATTTAGCTACACCAGTCTGATATTTCGCCTGATCAATGCGGCCGAACATATCCGGCGAAATTACGCCACCATTAAACGAATATTGCATTTATCGTGCCTCAAACATTGAGCCTGTATGCTCAGGCCGTGCTTCAATCCGATGTTGTTGCAGGTCAATGAAAATTGCTTTGTTCTTTTCAATTTCATAAAGCTGCATCATGGAGATTTGTTTTTGCTCATTCTGTGTCAAAGGGCCTGCTATTCGTGCGGCCAACAAATAAGATAGAGCGGTCTTGAAAGAATCGGGCATTAATGCCAAATCTTTCACATCGTGAACATAGCGTAAGATTGGTGCGGTATCTTCTGTGAATAGAAGATTGCCTTCTACATAGAATCGACTGCCTGATTCAAGCTGAAATATACGGACCTTATCACTTGGCAAAACATACGCCGTGCCAAACTCATACCCTGCATCGACATTCAAGCGAACGCGCTTAACGGCAAACGTCCATTGATGTTCGTTGTCCAACAGCTCTCTACGGCAAATTGGGTAAAAGGTATTACACAATCTTGCATGCTTTGTCGGTTCGGTTAGTTCATTTACAACATAGCCCTGCGCGAGATGCGACAGGGCTAAATTGCAAAGATCAACAATTGATCTCATAGGCTTTACTCAGCTTGTGTTGAGCCTGTCGCGCCGCGGCCTGATGCTTTCGGCTTTTCTTCAACTGGCTTAAACCAAGTTTTTACTTTTGGGTTCACTAAACCCGCAGGCACATAGAACTCTGTACCTACGTCACGAATACCGTGGTAAAAACCTTTTTTGATAGCAACTACTAATACTTGGTCTGACATCTAAAATACCTCGATTAAACTGGAACAGTTGCGCCGCTTACAGCGTCATAGTTTGTACGGATATCCGCTTCATTGCCCAACCAAGCCGAAATAGATCCAGTAGGCGCATTGGCAACTGCATAAGACAAACGGATAAAACGTTTTGTCGCACTGTTCACGTAAAAGAACGTACCTTTGTTCAGTTCAGCAGCTTTAAACGCTTTTGATGCGGCTGCCGCTGTAAAAGTTGTACCGTCCGCACTTTCTTCAAGTGTCACTGTAACGGTAGCATTTGCAGGCCCAACTACATGCCCTTGAAGGCAGATAGGTAAACCCGCTGTACCAACAGATTTATGCACTGTGTCCAAAGTGAAAGTACTAGCACCCGCCGCAATAGCTTGCTTATCGGAGAACTGTAGTAATTTATCAACTAATGCCATGGTTAAATTCTCCTTAAACTACACGGGCTTCAGTGTTAAGAATCACATCACAGATGCGAATCGGCTCACCATCCCATGCCTGAATTTTGCGGCTACCGTCTTTACGGAAGTCTTCAAGAGTCAAGCGCACATTTTTAAAGTGATTGACTTGGCCTTTAAGCGCTTGGTTAACTGTACGGTTCATGTAAATTGCTGTACGTGCTGAACCTGCAAGTGGTAACAATGAAAGTGCTTCGTCCAATAAATCAATAAGATTTGCACCGGTAGATGCGTCTTTTGAAAGGTCAGAAACGTCAATGTTTGCGATACGAACAACCGAGCGCCAGTCACGTACAGATAAACCCACGTCCCATTGGAAGTATGTTCGCATTGCTTCATAACGGCCGCCTTGCGCATCAAGTACCGTTTGTTGCCCTTTGTCCTGAATATCAAGACCCGCTTGCGTACCTTGCGGATAGAACAAGTGAGTTTTTTCACGCCCCCACTGCACAATGTAAATTGACGTATTGTCAGTGCCTGTACCGCCTGCATCCAGAATGTTTACAGCGTTTGCAGGTGCTACGCCTGTTTCAGGGTCAATAAGATGGTTGTAACGCGTTGCTAAACCGTTAAAGGTAGATACATCACCTGCAACATCACCATAGATAATGTTTTCCATTACCTCTTGTGACATACCCTCTAAGAAGCCTGCATCTTCTTCCGAGCGCCATTGCTTTTTATTTTCGCCTTGAAGGTCGTACAAGGTTTTATCAACTTCTGAATACGAAGTTAACTGACCAGTACTATCAGAGACTTGAACACGTGATGTTTTTTCGGGTTGCACACCATAGTTCAATTTACGCCATGTACCTTTTGGTAAACCTGAGCGAACGCTAGTTTTATTGTGGGTACCACTATTTGCTTCAAGCACTACAGCATCGTCAAGTAAGTCTTGACGTTTGTTGAGTACTTCGATAATCGCCCCAACTTTAGAGTTCGTACCAATGTTATGGGCAACGTCGGCTAATGTTGGGTTTGTTTGTACAATCGTAGGCATCTAAGTATTCCTTATGATTTGTCATACCATACGGCCGCTGGTGCCACGTTCGCTGTATTTGTACCTTTTCCATGTGTCATGTTGTCACCTTCTAACAACTTACCAACTTCTGTCATAAAGCCAATTACAGCGGGATGGTTACCGAGTCCGCTCTTAAAGAGAATCTTAGAGATTTCAGCGCCACGTGGTAAGCTGAAGGCGCGTTGTGCTGTCAACAGGTTTTCCTTCAATTTTTCCCCGCCGTATTCAGGGTCCGCTTTAGCTGCATCAACCCAAGAAGCAATCACTTTTTGCTGTTCCTGCGCTTGTCGTTGTTGCATTTGCACGCCTAAATCGACAAGTTTTTGCACCGCTTCTTGCGGCATTTTGAACTGCTGCCCAAGTTCCTGAAGGGTTTTTGAATCTTCTGGATTCAGAGAGTACCCTTCAGGCATAGTGAAATCTGTGTATTGAATTGGTTGTTCTGCAGGCGGTTCTTCACCACCTAATAAAACTTCAGGCTTTGTTTCAGTATTTTCTGTAGTAGTGCTTGTAGTAGGTGTGGTTTCAACCTGAGTTGTAGCAGGATTGCCTCCACCTGTTTCAGTAGCAGTTGTAGTTACAGCAGGTGTATCCGTTGTAGTAGCGGTAGTTGCTGCATCAGTTGCTGTCGTAGTTGTTGTCACTTCGCTCATGGTTCACCTTCTCTTTAAGTTTTGAAAATCGTTGTTTCTGCATGTCTAGCCATGCATCTGAATTGGCTTGTGTGATTTCACCAAGGATGTATAGGCCAAACTCTCGGCGGCCTTCCATGAAAGCAAAATCACTGATTTGTGACCCACCGCCATAGGTGGGTTGAAATATGCTTGCCCGATCAATTAATCGCATTAGAAAACGTTTACCGTGTTCCGTTTCCAAGATTGAGCGCAGGTCATTTAGTTCCTGGTCACGTTCACTCTTATTTTCTTTAGCTTTGGTTTCTAAATCGCTCATGCGCCACCGCCTTGCAAGAACATGTCAGACAAAGTTTCTGCATCTGTATCGCTTACGGTCTTAACCGTATTGGCGTTAGTGTTTTGCGTTTGTGCTTGTTGGGCAGCAAGGGCTTGTTGCTGTGCAATTTGTTGTTGTGCTGCACGGTCACTACGGATTTGGTCAACGATACGTTGAGGACGGAAAATATCAGGCGATACGCCGTTAATCTCTGCGTATTCATCCATAAATTTATCTGTATCAACTTTATCAAGTACTTGCGGGTCGACTTGGGCTACTTGCCCAATCATGGCAAGGGCACGTTCAAGAATCGCCGAGCCAGAAGATTTCTGTGCAAGTGCAAGTATGGATACGAAATTGATTTCGACATCAGCGTTTTGAATCGCTTCTGGTGCAATTTGACGTAGGTATTCACTGTTTGCCAATACACGCTCAACGCAGATTTCAACGAGAGGACGCAATAATTCATCAATTTGACGTTCTACTACCGGACCAAGCATGAGCATCTTTTCAGATTTGCGTTCATATACTTCTGTAGCGGTCATTTTGCCTTTATCAAAAGCATCAAGCATCATGAACAAATCTGTATGAAATGCGCGTTTAACACGCTCTTGACATTGTGCAATCTGTGCCATAACACCGTTCAAATCGAATTGCACATTCAACATTGCTTGAACTTGTGCAACTTGGCTCGTTGGTGACGCTTGGTAAAATGCAATACCGTTTGGCAATGTCTCACGCTCATGACCTTTCAAGTAATCAGGTAAAAGCAAAGGCGGTCGAACTTGATAGTCCACACCTACTGCAATTTGTTGATGACCTTTCTGTAATGCACGTAAATCACCAATACAATCGCTTGCAGGGCCTTCACCGTACACATCACTACTTGAAACAGTCCAACGTCCGCAAATAACCTGAAAACTCATTAAGCCACTTTCGCGTAGCAATTTATTTGATGAACTTGGTTCATAGTAAATTGAAGCGAAAGGCATGTTTTTAGGTCCATACCCTTTTGCATCTACTCGTTCATAAATTGCATGGCAAACTTCAAACTCTTGTTCGTAGTTTTTATTTTCAAACGCGTTCTTAATAGCATCCGAAACGTTATCCAATCCAAAATATTTAACCATGTTGATAGAGGTTAATTTGAATTTGCGATAAACGCCGTTCGGTTTATTAAACTCGTCCGTTGTGATAGCAAACTCACCGAAAGTAAGCGGTATTAAATCCATGAGTTGAGCTTTTGAATTGCGGCCATGTTCAGGTGCTAACGCCGCACCAATGCCGAAAGCGCCTTCTTGCATGTAAATATGATGCACAGTTCGATAAACATTGCTTTTTGAAAAAGCAACATAACAAGCATCCTCAACAGCTTTAAGCCATTGGCGAACTTCAATATCCTTTTGCAATGATTCATCTGCGGCTTGCAATGTGAACCATTTACGACTTGGCGAACAAGTGCCCGATACCATACCCGCTGCAAGGGTTTTCAACGAGTCTTTACCAGTGTTATCAACAATTTTGGACCATGCAGATCGGTCATGCTTTTCTTGATCTTTAATCGTTTTGATGGCAGCAGGCAAAACGTGTAATGCTAACTCGGCGCAATAGTCGTCCATATCATTTACACGTAATTGCCAAACAGCATCAAACCGTTTTTTCAGCGCTCTGATATCGTCTTCAACCATGTTAACCGCCTAATAAAGTTTTCTTGCCCAAGCGTAATTGCTCATCATCAACACCTGTTGCGTCGGTGTACAAAGTGTTTGCAATACCCCCAGACATAGAGTTTTGGGCTTGTTGTACGCGATCAATCGTTGCAGATGAATCAGGCGATTTAGAATCTTGGCGCGTTGGTTGTTTTGGTGGTGCAATGATTTGCGCACTTGGCGCGTCCATCCCGAGAAGATTGGTTACGCCGTCAAGAATATCTTTAACGCACATAGAAGGACTCCGATTAGTTTTGCCTTTTTCGACATTATGCGATTGGCACATTGAAAAGGCCCTGTTTCCTGTTGACACTATGACGCGTATGGGTCGTAATCACGTCTAGCAGCTGATGCATTGATGGTCTGCATAATGTGGCGTTTAGGTGTATCAATTTGCGCATTGATAATTGCTGAACCGTAATCGGGACTGCGGCCAATACGCTTAATAATTTCCTCTCGAGATTCCACTTTGATTTTGGTACCTTGCAACGCCCAACGTGGTGCAGTTAAGTCTGCTAAAAGCTTTGGTTCAGGTGGCAAAGCAACTGTGCTGCCGTATGCGGGGTCCAATGCTTCTCGGAATTGCCACCAGAGTTGGGAACGCAAGTTATAAAAACTAAGTTGCCCTGAACGGTCGAAAGAAGTTGCAGCATTGCGTACGTCCACAGGCACAGCGTGAATGCCTGATTGCTTTAAGAAATCGTATGTACTTGCACCTACACCAATCACATCGACATGAATAGGCGCATGGTCTCTTACATGTGAAACAGCAAACGATGCGCTTGTTGGCCCATCTGGTGAGTCTTTGCCTTCAAGTACGTTCGGGTTGTCGTACCAATAACCGTAACGCGGAAATCCGATCGTGTTATCGCCACCGCCACGTGCAACGTCCAAACCGTAAGAATCCATCTTGAAATCTCCACGATGCAAAATGCGCATCTCTTCAAGTGGTTTCCAACGTGCTTGAGCTGCTTCAACCCATTCAGTAGGAATAACTTGCCAAGGGTCATCTTCAATACCCGCACCGAAATCGCCGTATAACATTTGTGACCTCAAAGGTTCAGGCAATGCTTGTAAAGTACTCATGTAGCCTGTTTCCATGTAGTACTTGTTGTCTGTCACACGAGCAGGAATAAACGTGCGTGAAGTTGGTTTAATTATGAGTTCGGGCTTGTAATCTTTTGGGTCAAAGTCATAAACGATTTGCTCATCGATAATGACAAAGGGTTTATTGCTTTCAACCTCTTGTTCTTTGCCGTTCACCATGGCGAACCAACGTAGTTCGCCCGGCTGTGCAGGGTTCGGATAACCTTTCTTAATCCAAGGTGCAAAGAAATCAATCACCCATCGGCCTTCCGCAGTAGTCGGAGGGTTAAAGGTCAAAAGGCATTTAGGTTTAATTGTCGGGTCACTGGTACGATTCCAACCCATAATGAAACGTGCTTGTGATTCACGGATTTCAGTAGCTTCATCAAGTGCCTTTAGATCATGTGCACGACCTTGCCAACGCTTCTCATCACCTACGTTATCCAAGCCGCCAAACTCAATCAGACGACCCTTGCCCAAGTTCCAAAATGATTTTTGCGAGTTGTACCCGTTCTTGTGGCCTAGGATTTCCTCACCACGTTGCACAATACCGTCTGTCTGTGCCTTCTCTTTACGTACAACCAAGCTACGTTTATGTGACGTTAAACATGACCCTATTATCAAGTCCGTCTTACCCCCGCCTGCCGCTCCACCGAAGCCGATAATGTCAGCATCCGATGTGTAAGCAGCCATTTGCGGACCTTCAAGCGGGAACCACACAGGTGCATTTGCAAGAATCCTGCTGATAACTGCACGTTCATCTTCATCAAGCGAATTAATAAATTGCTCAATTTCTGATTCGCTCATATCCGCAATTAATGCGAGTAGTTCGTCATCGTTAGGCTTGTTCATAGTCAATCCAATCACCAAATTCAAAGATGGTCATGTAACTAATGGCAAAGAGAAACCAAACATCGGCTAAATCTCTGATGTGGTTTTCCTGAAGCCTGAAATACTCACCCACCACTGCAAACATTAAGAACCATGTTAAGCAGCTAAAAAATGCTGATTTCTTTAGGTGCCAGAATTTCACCAACAACAAAGGAATAAGCAGATTGATAAATACTGAAATGAGAAAAGCTGTCAGCGAGAAAGTATTTGTCATAGGTTCACACCGTGTACCTTTGCGTAAGTGGCGCAAATAACCAAAACCATTAGGAAAATCCAAAAGTATTTATCCATTATCAAATAACCTCCACTTGCCAAGGTTGAACACGAAATGTCTTATCGTGCTTGGTTGCTTTGTTTGGTTCTTCATTCAGTAACAAAGTGAAATCTTCAATACCTGTTAGCCAACAGCCTTTGTTTGTATGAATGCCGTTGATGTAGTAATACTTCCGTCTCGTGGGCAAATAGACTTGTTGCCCGATTTTGTAGTTGTGCTGTTCACGCATCTTGATTCCCCTTACAACATGGGCACTCTTCAAGCTCTGGTGGAATAACCTGATCGTTAGAATCAAATTGCAATTGGCCTAATGCAGACCAATAAATCTTGCGTAGCTCAGGCGTGTCTTGCAGGTTGTGAAATGCAAGTTCAAATTGATATGTGCATGATGTGTTGTGGTTTGGGCCTTGAATCCCCAATATTACCCATCCTTCTTTCAGTCCATAGCCGCTCAATACGTATGAAACTGTTTTGTGAATTTCATTACCTGAATACAGAAGTGGCTTGCCTTGCTTAATTTGTTCACCTGAGTAAATCGTCTCAAGTAAAATCAAATCATCACCAACTTTGAAATCTCGATCATTGAAACGAATCTCAAATGTTTTACGGCCATCAGATACCGCTTGAAAAACTTCTGAATCGGTTTTTAAGGTATGAACTTTATGCATCGTCTTCCCCCTTATTTTTAGCCTTAGCCTTTTTCAACTTGGCAAGTAGGCTTAGCTGTGTGCTTGCTGCTTTTGGATCGGTTAGCGGGTTTTCTGGGTCGTTACCAAGTTCCACACGCTCTTTGAACATGCCAATGTGTTGGCCAGCTTTAATCAATGCCGCCACTTGGTCATTCATTTTGATTTCTATGCCGTGTTGAGATTCTTTAATGCCTGCATAAAGCAATTTGGCTTGGTCACTTACACGTGTCGTATCTGCGATATACGTATATCCAACGCCTTCGCCGCGGCATTCTGGGCAATCTGGATTCGGCGCTTTGAGACGATCAAAATCTAAACCGCCTTCACATTTTGGTTCAGGTGCATTCGTGTCGTGCGCGTGTTGAATTGCTCTTTTAAATTCGCCTACTGTCCATTGGTAATTGTGGTCAATACCCCAACAGAATCGGCAATTAACACGTGTGTATCGCGTTAATTCGTTAGGGTCAGCCGTTGCCATTTCCCATAAGCGATTTAATACCTTGTCTTGTGTGATCTTGTTGCGTTCTGCAAGTTCAGCTTCACCTGCTTCAATGGCTTTTTTAACTTCAAGTTTTTTCAAGTTCTGTTCGCCGATTGAATATGCAGTTTTTGCAGAATAACCTGCGCGAATTGCAGCTTGCGTTGCATTACGATCAATTAGGTATTCATCAACAAATCTTTGCTGTTTTCCACGTAAAGCCATTAGAAGACCTCCTTATAGCAATACCCTGTGCAAATACGTCTGCACATCTCATGGGAAATTTCGTATTTATGACCAAGTTGTCTATAAGACATGCCCGATTTATGTAGTGCTCGAATGTTTTTCACGTCTTCCTCTGTAACTTTTGGCTCAGAGCTACGCTTTACTTTGTCTTTCACTACAAATTCAGGGAGAAAAGCCAAAACAGGCATGGGCGCGCTCCTCCAAGTCGTTAATTTTTGCGTTTTTGTCTTTGGAGTGGCGTTAAGGCGTTTATTTATGTTTTTCAAGGAAAGTCCTATATATATAAATAGAAACTTATAGAAAAATGCCACTTAAACGCCTTAACGCCACTAAAACCGAAACCTTTTCACCTACAAACACGCAGAAATTTGCGTATACGCAAAAAACTACGTGTTCAACCTCTACTGCTTACCGCTTTCGTCCTCAAACAAATCTGAATCTGCAGAAACTCGCACACGAATACCGAGCATTTTTCTCGCACCATTTGCGCCTTTTGCTGTTTTGAACTTTGAACTCAAACGCCGTCCCAAACTTCTTGAAGTCGGTATGTACCGCAATTCACCTTTTTTAGAAGCGTACTCTTGCCAACTTTCCCAAAGCTTTGAGGACAACTCAGAAACCGTTTCAGGGTCCCCAACTTCACAACATTCGCTAATCCAGTCTTTCAACAGGTCCATTTCATCGCGGTATTCGTCACGTGCTTTTTTCGTCTTTTCAGGCGGGTTTAAACCTTCTTGCTGATATTCAATTGCCCCACGCACAAGCCAAGCTAAAACACCCGGTAATTCATTAAGCAACTTCGTTGCTAGAAAAGGGTCTTTAACAAGCGTCTTGTCGTTATCGTAGTTACGTTCAAAAGGGACCATCATTAAACGCCGCCATATACCATGGTCGCTTCCTTTAATGATTGGCTTGTGGTTCGTAGGCATCACAACCGTCCAAGTGGGCGAAAACTCGACTGTGTGTCTAGAATAAAGACCGCGTGCGCTAAGCTTCTCGCCACCCGTTATGGTTTTAACGAGATTTTCTTTCAGCTCTTTGTTTTCTTCCGGTTCACCGACATAGACAAAGCGGGAACCACGTAAACGTAAAATATCCTCACGCGCACCGCCCGCCGATGCTTTGGCATCACCTAAGAAAGTCTCTGCCGGAGTAGTAGTTGAATAATCGCCAAGAGCTTTGGATATTGTTGTGAATACAGTTGATTTACCGTTGGCACCATCCCCGAAAGGAATGATCATTAGGTTTTCAACAGGGTTGCCTAGAATCGCGTAGCCCATTAAACGACGGAAAAAATTAGCCATTTCTTCATCGCCAAAAAAGGCATCAAGAACAGTCTTTTCAAATAAAGGGCATTTGGCTTTAGGGTTGTAATCCACACCAGTGCTATAAGTGATAAGCAATTCTTGATTAGGCTTAACCAATTCGCCATCACGCAAATTCACTGCGCCGTTTGCACAGCCCAGTAAATAAATATCACTGTCTAATTCTTTGATCGGAACCAATACACGCGGATCGGATTGAGCAAGCGTCACCATGTTTTTGACCATGAACGCTTTTTGAGACATAGCGCAGAATTGATAGAACTCGGCACGTTGTGCATCGTCATCAATCTTTTTAGCTTCGTCACCCATAGCCAAAACAGTTTGCTTTGCATACTGCTCGATGACCATGTTCACGCACGATTCCCAATAAACACCATTCCATCGGTACCAGGTATTTGTTTCGGCAATAAACATAATTTCATTGCCGTACGCGTCTAGCATTCTTGAAGCATTACCAAATTCAGTCATCGGGCGCTTTTGGGCATCATCAAGTGCAATTTGCACCTTGCGACCACCCATTGCGATATTCACTTCACGCGCTGAAATACTGATTTTGGTTAATTGCTTGAAGCGTTGGCGAAGAAGGCCCGATAGTTCAGTGCGTAAGGCAAGATCAGTACCAGCCACCTTGCCTGCTTCTTTGGCTACGACCTGCAAAAGTTCCTGTTGGTCACGGCATTCATTGATCTGGTTTTTAATGTCAGCTAGGACTTGGCGCTTCTCTAATCTAAGTTTTGCTTGTTTAGATTCACGACCTGTTTTAAGTAACCAGTGCGCTGTGACGATGGTTGAGCCTGTACCGCTAAACGTATTCCAACGGTATTCGAGTTCTTCAAAGCTAACGTAATTCGATGCGGTAGAACTCCATTCATTCCAAAGTTCGAGAGCAGCGTCACTGCCGTCAAACTCATGATGTAAAGACATCCCCACACGCAACCAAGTGTCATAATCTTCATTGTCTATATGTTCTAAATATTTTTTTGCATCATCCAACGACCAACCAATTGTTGCCGTAGTCGTCATTAATAAATCTTCTTCATCCGCAAGTTCGCTAGATGTCAAAGCGCCAATACGTGATTTACTATTTTTGACACGCACAAAGCCGTGTTCTTCGGCCATGCGTTCAAAAGCTTTAATCGCTTCTTCGACCTGTTCTTTGGTAATGGTCGGCAAAGCGTTAGCAGCAAATTCAGTTAGCCCACCGAAGAAATCAACCCATTCATATGGCTTACCCGTATCGGGGTGAACATGGTACGCGACGAATTGTTGACCGCGCCCAAGCACTTCGATACGATGTTTGTGTATTTCTTTAAAAGGTTTATCTACTTCGGCAGGATCAGCAAACCACGCCGAAGTTGATTTACCCCAATCAGAATCTTCAGCTCTATACACCAGTAATATTTTTGGTGCATTCCCCACACGCTCACAGCTCACACCTAAATTATCACGGCACCATTCTGCAAACTGGTGTGATAAATCCGCGTCTGTTACGTCGATATCAACTGCACAAATCGGGAAAGGCCCTTGACCTGTTAAAATACCTACGCCTTGATTTGCAAAGCGCGGTATGTCACTGGCAGTAAGCCGAACGTTTTGCCACCCATCCATAACAGGACGTTTTAAACCTTGCTTGATCGGCACAATCATGTAGTGATGAGCAAGTAAGGTTTTTCCGTGTTCCTTGAAATAGCTCATACGTCACGCACCTCACAGAAAGGTGAAACGTGATGATCTAAATTGCTATCGTCGCCCATGTCATCAATTTGTGGCGTGAGCTGAAGCACTGAAACAGCTTGTGCACCAGTTAAAACCTTGTAGGTAAATTGAGGGGGTGTTTGATATAAAACGTTTTCAGTAGCGCCACAACGTACACAAGTTTTGCCAATGCCATTTGAGTCATGCGCCCAAAAATGTTTTGAGCATTCTTTAGGGCCAAAAATATTGATCGGATTTGTCATATCAACGCCCCCATTCAACTGAATAAGAGTTTCGTAATGGTCGGTAGGTATCCGTGTTTGCAAGAGTTTGCTTACATTCACATGGAGCAAATCCGCAAGTACCACAAATTGCATGCGGTACGCTCTTTTCTTGTTCCAATGCAATGAGAAAAAGCAAACAGCTAACTGCATGTGCTAAATGTGATTCACCCGTTTCAGGGTCTAGTGTTTGCCCATCCCACCATGCATTTAGATGTCTATGAGCTGCATCGAAATAACGTGTTTCTGCATTGGCAACTTTGCGCCAATTGTCTTCTGAATATTTACGCGCACCGAATTCAAGTACATTGATTACGGGCGCAAGCGAACCTTTTGGAATTAACGAGAAACGTGGCTTCGCGTTATCAAATTTTTGACCTTCAGTCATTCGGCATTCTCCTCTTGTGTGAGGTCTTCGAAATCATCTTCACTTGCGAACTGTTCAGGGAATAGAATTTCCATTTCGGTAACTTGATTGTCGAAATAGCGAATAATTGCTTGGAGAAGATTCTTGCGCGGCTGTTGTTCCCCGGATTCAATTCGCCAATAATTAGGTGCAGAACAGCCAACACCTGAGGCCACTTGCTCAACTGTTAGCTTTAGTTCCTTGCGTTTTCTTGCTAATGGAGAGGCCATTTTCATTAACCTTTTTATGTGTAACTCCCCCAAAATATACGTTAAACGTAAGTTTTAAACAAGCAAAATTACGTATCACTTCATTACGTTTAACGTAATAATTGATAAAATAGGGTATAAATAGCCAACTTTTTAGACCTATGTGGGATAGACATGAAAACTGAAATCGGGCAAGCAATGCGTAAATTGAGAAAGGCTAAGAAAATGACTCAAGATACACTTGCAGAAAAATTAGGCGTTGCACCCGCAAACATTTCCCGATATGAGAAAGGTCAACAAGGAATTGAAGTTGATAAGTTACCTACATTAGCGGATGCATTGGGGGTATCTGTTCCTGAATTCTTTGCTATCGCATCAGGTGCTGAAGTTGATAACTTTGAACCCGCCCCTGAATTAAGGAAAGTTCCTTTAATTTCATGGGTCCAAGCAGGAAAATGCCAAGAAGTGTTTCACGAGCCCCACGCCCTAGATAATGTTGAATGGGTTGAAACTACCTACCGTGCCCGCCGTTACACCTATGCCTTACGAGTTGTAGGTGATAGTATGGAAACTAAATTTCCAGAAGGATGTATCATCATCGTCGAACCAGAAGAGCAAGCGCATAATAAAAGCCATGTCATTGCGCTAATGCCCGATAGCAATAAAGCTACCTTTAAACAACTTATTGATGATGAATCTGGTACATACCTAAAACCATTAAACGATAAGTACCCAGTTATAGCAGTCCCACCAGGCACTACTTTCTGCGGCGTTGTAAAACGCATGGAAATGGATGTTTAAACTTTAAAATTTTATAAATCAAAAGCCTGCATTTACTGCGGGCTTTTTTACGTCTTAAGCATAAAATTACGCTTGACGTAAGTTTAAATTGCGTTTAACTTAACCCCATAACTTACGCACAACGTAATTTTTAGGGTGAATGAAAATGACAACAGATATTCATACATGGCGCAGCCTAATCTGCCAAGACCTTATCAAAGCGGGTTTAACAAACTCAAAAGATATCGTTGCACAAGCTTCAAACATCGAAGTTTATGTATTTGGTGATACCAAAACGGCAGAAGCAAAGCCAGAAATTAAAAACGCCGAAGTTACAACTTCTAACCCTGCAAAAACTCAAACGGTTAAAGAAACCAAAGCAGAAAAGGTTGAAGAAGTACAAGAAACCAAATCTGAAACTGCACCAGTTGAAGAGCCAAAAGATGAAGTTGTTGAAGAAACAACTAAATCTGAAATCACTGAAAAAGAAGTGAAAGACGCTTGTTTAGCAGTAGCTAAAAAAGACCGTGCTGCACTTTTAAAAATCTTAAGTAATGTCGGCGTTACTACGGTTGCAACAATCCCTACGGATAAATACGCGGCTGTTATTGAAGCTTGCGAAAAAGCACTTGCATAAGGAAATGCGCATGAACACTCAAACCCATTTTTTAAATAAACGAATCAAAGCCGTGTTTACAGTTGGTGAGTTAATTGGTTTTACCCTTGCCCTGTTCATCATTATTGCTTTGGCAGTTGCAGCAGGCTTTACGGCAGCTCAATAAGGATTAAGTCATGACAGCACATGCAAAATTAAGTCCTTCTTCGGCTCACCGTTGGATGCGTTGTGCAGGTAGCGTAATTCTTGAGAAAGACCTACCTGACAGCAGCTCAGAGCATGCCGATCTAGGCACTGCTGCACATTTCCTTGCTTCCGAATGTTTAGAGCAAGGAAAGGATGCAGCAGATTTTGAAGGCCACACAATTGTCATTATCAAAGGCAACGCCCTTTGGATTGATGAAGCCACAGAAAACCCTGTTTCTAACTTCTTCACAGTAGAAGCAGAAATGGTTGAGAACGTCCAAATCTATTTAGATGCGGTGCGTTCTCAGGCGGAAGGCAACGAGTTACTTGTAGAACAGCGTGTTGATTTTTCCGAGTTCGTAGGTGCTGAAGGGTCTTTCGGTACAAGCGATGCAGTTGTTCTAACCGAAACTGAAATTCAGGTCCACGACTTGAAATACGGTAAAGGCGTAAAGGTGGATGCAGAAGGCAACGAGCAACTTGCACTTTACGGTTTAGGTGCTTTGGCAACTTTCGGAATGTTCGGCGACTTTCAACAAGTACGAATGGTTATCCATCAACCACGCTTAGGCTATCAGTCTGAATCTGTATTAACAGTTGAAGAGCTTTACGACTTCGCACGTGATGCCAAGGCTTCTGTTTCTCACATCCATTCTTTAGAAGCGGGATTAGATGAAGGCGATATGGGTGCAATCGCTGACCTTGACAGCTCATTTAATCCTGGTGAGAAACAGTGCCACTGGTGTAAAGCAAAAGCAACATGCCCTGCTTTACAAAAGCACTTGGTAGAAACCATTGCAGGCGAGTTTGAGGATTTAACCCAACTCGATTTGCAAGAAGAAATCACCAATGCAACGGCACAAGTTCCAAGTTTAGAGAACGAGCAACTTAGCCGTATGTATGCGGTAATCCCCCTTCTTGAAGGATGGATTAAAGCAGTCGATTCAACAGTTCATCAAAAGATGCATGCAGGTGAAGCAATACCCGGCTTCAAGATGGTTCAAGGCAAGAAAGGTAATCGCACTTGGACCGATGCAGAAGAAGCGGAAAAACTGCTTAAGAGCATGCGTCTTAAAACTGAACAGATGTATGACCTGAAATTAATTAGTCCAACCAAAGCGGCAGCACTTCAAAAAGAAGAAGTTATCGGCCCGCGCCAATGGACAAAAATTGAAGCCCTTATTACTCAGGCGGACGGTAAACCCACTGTCGCACCTGAAAGCGACAAACGTCCTGCTTTGGACATGAAACCACAATTTGAAGATTTAACAGTATCGGAGTAATAACCATGAAAATTCGTTTAAACAATGTACGCCTTGCTTTCCCTGCTTTATTTGAAGCTAAAACTGTAAATGGCGAAGGTGACCCCGCTTTCTCTGCGTCTTTCATTCTTGCTAGCGATCATCCGCAGCTTGATGAAATCCGTAAGGCGATGGACAAAATGGGTGCTGAAAAATGGGGCGCTAAATGGCCTCAAGTTAAAAAAGAAATCGAAACCAAAGACCGTATGGCTTTACACGATGGTGACACTAAAGGCGATTACGAAGGTTATGCGGGTAACTACTTTATTTCAGCACGTAATAAAACCCGTCCAACAATTTTCGACCGTGACGGTAAAACACCGTTAGTTCAAGCAGACGGCCGACCTTATGCAGGTTGCTACGTGAATGCTGCAATTGAGCTTTGGTGCCAAGACAACAACTACGGCAAACGTATCAACGCATCACTTCGCGGTGTGCAATTCCTGAAAGATGGCGAAGCGTTTGCAGGCGGTGGCGTAGCTTCTGAAGACGATTTCGAAGACCTAAGCGCAGCTGATGAAGTGGAAGATCCTTTATTCGCATAAATAGATGAGTGTCGATACTGGAAATAACCATGGCAGTAAACGATTTTGCACCTTGACTCAAAAGGCGTTTACCGCGGTCACTGCGATAGTGTGACCCGAATTTTTAAATCCTAAATGAGGAAAACAACAATGAATAATTTAACCGATGTACCTCAATTCCTTAGCGACCTAAAAGGCGGTGTAGCTGAAAAGCAATTAGGTCTATTCCTGTCAACTGTAGCAGGAGCCGTTATCACACACGGTAAAGCAGGCAAAGTTACTTTGGAATTAACCATTAACCAGATTTCTGACAGTAACCAAGTCGAAGTTGCCCACAAAATCAATTTCAAAGCCCCAACCGAAACGGGTGATAAAACCGAAAATGCAAGCGGCAAAACCCCTATGCATGTTCTTCAAGGCGGCAAGTTGTCTTTAATGCCTGAACGCGTCAAAGCCGAAGATTATCTAAACGGCTAATCCCTTTCCTACCAAACTTTATAAGGTAAATAACACATGGAACAACTAAACGTAGACAAAATCGCAGCGCTAGCAATTGCAGCACAAGGCAACTTACCTGTTCAGGTTGATAAAACAGCTTCAATTGCAATCGTACCTGAAGGTTTTAAGGTCCATAGCACAGAAAAATTTAATGCTTTGCGTGACCGTTTCCGCGGCACTTTCAACACAAGCAATATTGATTCGTTTGTTGAGTATGCAAAAGCACGTGGCGTTGCAGGCTTAAAAAATTTCATTAATACCCGTAGCACACTTAAAGCCGAAGCGTTTTTTAATATTGGCAATGAAGCCGACCCTGGTCATGCTGACGACACTGCCGTTTTAGTTTTGGATAAAAAGCCTGAATTTATCGCTTTTGAAATTGCTAATACCCGCCGTTATAACCAAGAAGATTTAATCGATCTATTAGACGATTGGGCCGAGTTCATTACTCTCCAAGGTAAAACCATGGGTGAAGATGGTTCGTCCTTAAACACTATTATCCCATTCGATAAAGGCATTCGCGCATTACGCAAAGTAAAAATTGCTAAAAACGCGGAATTAAACAGCCATGTTGCTGAAATGGGGTATCAACGCAGTGCAGCAGAAAGCCTAGAAGCTACAGGCATTGATGAAAACTTACCTACTGCAATCGTGTTGAGCACTGAAAGCTACAAAGGCCTACCTGTTGAAGCTATCACCATTTCCCTTCGTATTTCCGTAAATAACTCTGAACCTACATTTATTTTGCGTTTTGTAGGTAAAGACAACCACGACCAAAAACGTGCTGATCAATTTATCGAAATCCTGAAAGGAAAATTAGCCGAACTTCAAGGCGAATTCTACCAAGGTGTTTTCGAAGCATAACCCTAAAAGCATCTCGCATTTTGCGGGTTGCTTTGGAAAGTGGATGTATTGCTGACCCTCTGCGTTCACTTTACCAAAGCAAAATAGGAATTATAAAAATGGATGACATCCTTTGGCTTGACCTTGAGACATATTGCGAAGTGCCAATTAAAAACGGCACGCATGCTTATGCAGAACAAGTTGAAATTACAGTATTTGCTTGGGCTTTAAATGACGGCCCTGTTCATGTTGAAGATGTTGCATCAAATCCTTTATCAAATGAACTTTGCAAATTACTGAATGATCCAAATGTAAAACTTATCGCTCACAATTCGCATTTTGACCGTACCGTTTTACGCCATGCTTTACCAAAAATGGGCCTTGATATTGTTCTACCAATCGAACGTTGGGAAGACACAATGGTCCAAGCTTTGAGCCATTCTTTGCCCGGTTCGCTTGATTCACTTTGTGAAATTTTCAAGATCGATCAAGACAAGGCGAAGGACAAAGCAGGTAAACAACTTATTCAGCTTTTCTGCAAGCCCCGCCCTGCTAATCAAAAATTACGCCGCGCTACCCGTGAAACGCATCCGCTTGAATGGGCGCGTTTCCTTGACTATGCCAAAAGCGATATTTTGGCGATGCGCGAGTTACATAAACGCATTCCGAAGTGGAATTATCGTGGAGCTGAATTAGCACTTTGGCACCTTGACCAAAAAATTAATGACCGTGGCGTTTGTATTGACCTTGATCTTGTTGAATCTGCAATTGAAGCAGTAGACAAAGCGCAAAAAGGATTGGCAAAACGCACCGTTGCGTTAACCGATGGTGAAGTACAGGCAGCTACCCAACGCGATGCAATGCTTAAGCATATTCTTGAAGCGCATGGTGTTTCACTGCCAGACATGCAGAAATCAACTTTAGAACGCCGTATTAATGACGAGACTTTGCCGCTTGCTGTTCGCGAATTGCTTGCCATCCGTTTACAGGCTTCAACTACCAGTACAGCAAAATACACCGCGCTCGCTAAAGGTGTTAGCTCAGACGGTCGATTACGCGGAACTTTACAGTTTAACGGTGCATCTCGCACAGGACGATGGGCGGGCCGATTATTCCAACCGCAAAACCTACCCCGTCCTACGCTCAAGCAAGATGTAATTGACGAAGGCATCGAGACTTTAAAAATTGGCTGTGCCGATATGTTCTATGAAAATGTTATGGAGCTAACTAGTTCGGCAATCCGTGGTTGTATTTGTGCGCCAGAAGGTAAAAAGCTCGTTGTAGCCGATCTATCAAATATTGAAGGCCGTGCGTTAGCTTGGCTTGCAGGTGAAACATGGAAAATTAAAGCGTTCTATGATTTCGATGCAGGCAAAGGCCACGACCTTTATAAATTGGCTTATGCAAAATCATTTGGCGTATCGCCTGAAGATGTAGACAAAGAGCAACGCCAAGTCGGTAAGGTTCAAGAATTAGCATTAGGTTATGAAGGTGGCGTAGGCGCATTTTTAACGTTCGCAGCTGCATACGGCTTAGACCTAGACGACATGGCGGCACAAGCTTTTGACAGCATTGACCCAAGCATAATGAATGAAGCAATCCGCGCTTGGGAATGGCATAAAAAAGAAAAGCGCACCACTTTCGGTTTAAAGAAAAACACATGGTTAGTGTGTGACTCGTTCAAACGCTCATGGCGTTATGCGCATCCGAATATTTCTGCATGGTGGAATGAGCTTCGCGTGGCAGCGATTAATGCCATTAACAACCCCGACAAGCCTTTCCCCTGCCGCAAAGTTATTTTCATTAAAAAAGGCTCTTGGCTTTACATCAAATTGCCAAGCGGTCGATTCCTTTGTTATCCGGGTGCAAAAGCGGATGACAACAGAATTTCTTACATGGGCAATAACCAATACACACGTAAATGGGAACGCCTTTACACCTATGGCGGCAAGTTTGCCGAGAACATTACGCAAGCAGTTGCACGTGATGTGCTCGGTCACAACATGCCATTAATCGAGATTTCAGGTTACGAAATTGATTTAACTGTACACGATGAAGTGATTACAGAAGCCGATGACGTACCGGAATACAACCATGAACATTTATCAAGCCTGCTTGCTACCAATCCCGAATGGGCACTTGATTTGCCTTTAGCGGCAGCGGGCTTTGAGTCATATCGCTATAAGAAGGATTAACACCATGATTAAATTTTCAATACCTTTGGCAACTTTGAAAGCCGCTGTTATCTGCTCAGCTAAAAAAGATGTGCGCCACTACCTACAAGGCGTAGCTATTGACCAAGGACACGTTGTATCAACTGATGGTCACAGAATGTTTTACGCAGAAGTTGAAGGGTTAGACGCCAAACTACAACAAGTCATTATTCCACGTGATGCGATTGAATTTCTTGCAAAGAAAGCTACAGGAATTAAAGACCTTAAAAAATTAGTAAAAGTAACCTTAGATGGGCCTGACGGTACTTTGGAAGTATTAGGCACAGACATAAGCGAACGTTTTAGAGCCTTCGATAATAAATATCCCGCGTGGCAACGTGTTATCCCTAAAGAAAAAGGCGATGAGTATAAAGGTGAATACCCTACTTTCGATTGGAAATACTTAGTTGATTTCCAAAAAATTGCAAAAACACTTGGCGATAAAAGTTTGGTACCGCAAGTCAAAGTAACTCCTACCGTTGGACCTTCAAGCGCTGCACATATTGATTTTTTAAGTACTGAAATCAAAAACGTGCGTGCGGTGCTTATGCCTTTACGGGCGTAAATATGCGCGAATCAGTAATTGAAAAATACCTTGTGGACAAGGTCAAAGCCTTAGGGGGCGAAGTCCGCAAGGTTAAATGGATTAGCCGCAACTCTGCGCCCGACCGTCTGGTAATGCTACCAGACAATACTTTTTGGGCAGAGCTAAAGGCGCCAAAGGAAAAGCCAACCGCAGCCCAAGCACGTGAACATGAACGCATGCGCAAGATGGGCCAACGAGTTGAAGTTATAGACAGCATAGAGCGAATTGAGGAGTTACTAAGATGACAGAGAAAATTTGTTCATTTGAGAATTGTAATAGCCCGATTAGATGCAAAGGTGTCTGCAATAAGCACTATCACACCATCAAACAGTTAGAAAAGCGAAAGCCATGTGCATGCGGTTGTGGTGAAATGACTTCATACACTTACAAGCACGGGCATCACACTCGGATGTTTTCATCTGAAGAACAATCCCGCCGTGGGCAAATGAACGATGGCTCCGCGCTCCGAGGAACTGGACAGAATAGGGCCTATCGCAAATTTAGACAACGTCATGAACACAGAGTTATTGCAGAAAAGAAAATAGGCAGAGCCTTAGCAAAGGGTGAAATCGTCCACCACATTAATGGTAACAAGTTTGATAATCGTCCTGAAAATTTAGAGGTTATGACCCAAAGCGAACACATTAAGCACCATTTACCAAAAATGTTGGAGGCAAGAAAAAATGCCTCTTAAAGTTGTTTTTAAACCATACCAATACGACATTATCAATCACATTCTTGATAATGAACGGTGCGCTGTATTCGCTGGCATGGGGCTAGGCAAAACCCTTTCTACCCTCACCGCTTTAGAAATTCTCGAATTGTTTGAGCCGGGGCCGACTCTCGTTGTTGCACCTTTGCGAGTTGCTGCTACCACATGGCCTGATGAAGCTAAGAAATGGGAACACCTGCAAGATTATAAAGTTGTTGCTGTAGTTGGTTCGCCTGAAGACCGTGTACGTGCTTTAAAACAAAAAGCAAATGCGTACGCAATTAACTATGAAAATTTACCTTGGTTGATTGATTTTCTAGGCAGCAAATGGCCCTTTACGAAAGTGGTCGCTGATGAAAGCACAAAGCTAAAAGGATTTCGTTTACGACAAGGTTCAGTGCGCGCACGTGCCTTAGGTAAAGTTGCTCATACTCGAGTCAAACGATTCATTGAATTGACGGGAACGCCTGCACCCAATGGGCTTAAAGACCTTTGGGGCCAAATATGGTTCATTGATCGTGGTCAAAGATTAGGCACAAGTTTTAGTTCATTTACAGATCGTTGGTTCCAACAAATACAAGTAGGCGTAGATCGTAACGCCGTTAACCTTGTACCGTTCGATCATAGTCAAGGCGAAATTCACGCACGAATTAATGACGTGTGTTTAAGCATTGAAGCTAAAGATTATTTCGATATTAAAGAGCCAATCGTTTACCCGATTGAAGTAGAGCTTACAGGTAAAGCCCGTAAGACCTATGAAGAAATGGAAAAGGAAATGTTCATTGAACTAGCTGAAACGGTCGAAGTTGAAGCATTCAATGCAGCATCAAAAACGATGAAGTGTTTGCAGATTGCAAGCGGTTCTATTTACACAGATGAAAACGGCACTTGGCACCCTATTCATGATTTAAAAATTCAGGCGCTTGAATCAGTAATCGAAGAAGCTGCGGGCATGCCCGTATTGGTTGCATACCATTTTAAAAGCGACCTTGAGCGTTTATTAAAAGCATTCCCTAAAGGTCGTCATTTAGATAAAGACCCGCAAACGATTCACGATTGGAATGCGGGCAAAATCCCTGTGCTATTTGCTCACCCTGCAAGTGCAGGCCACGGGCTTAATTTGCAGGACGGTGGGAACATCCTTGTGTTCTTTTCTCACTGGTGGGATTTAGAACAGTACCAACAAATTATCGAACGTATTGGGCCAACACGCCAAGCGCAAGCAGGTTATGACCGCCCTGTTTATATCTATCACATCATTGCAAAAGACACGATGGATGAAATCGTTATGGAGCGCCGTGAGTCTAAACGCGAAGTACAAGATTTATTAATGGAGGCTATGAAAAAGCGATGCGAAGTTTAATTGAAAAAGACACCGACGATTTACCAGAAGAAATTTTAATTAGTATTGGAGAAGTTGCGTAATGGGAAAATATATTGTTGTAGTTGAATCGGAAAAACCACCACAAATTTTTATCAATGATGATGTACCAAACATCGGTAAAGTAATAGAAATTAAAGCGGAAGAAATACCGAACCGAGTGCCGGCTTCTTGGTTAATGGAACGGTATAATTTATCGAGAAAAACCATTATCGATGAATTAAGGGCTTATAATCTAGGCGGTGACGGAAAACACCTTTATAACCCTGCTACTGTCATGCCGATTTTAGATAATCTAAATAAGGCTAAAGCCCAAAGGCAAGCAAGACGTAAAAATTAAAAAGGCGCTTTATGCGCCTTTATTTATTTTATCCCCTTGAAAATTTGTTTTCGGACATGCTCCGCTGCTGCCTTCTGTTGCATATCTGTAAAACTGTCAAATTTGGTATGCTCTTGAACGAAAGCATCAATATCTTCCTGTGGAATAGCTGCAAAATCTTCTTCTGTTTCAACTTTAAATCCTGCCTTCTCGAATAGGTCATCAATATTTTCAAAATCAGTGTGGGTTTGAATAAACCCCTCATTAAATAAAGTACCTAAAGAAACTTGTTGTTCACCATTAAGTTTTTTAGCATTTTCCGATAACTTTCTTAATTTGTTAAAACCGTCTTTCATAAATTTTTTGCTTCTTTTAAAATGAATGAACATTATTAATATCTATTTTGCTCATAAAACGATATAAAATAAATATTTTATTACAATAAAATCACCCTGCCCCCATTGCGCCACACTCAATTTTAAGCAATTGATTTATTTAAAATATTATAACCTTGCCAAGGTTGGGGTCGCGAGTTCGAGTCTCGTTTCCCGCTCCAAAATTCAAAAACCACTTAATTCGAAAGGATTAGGTGGTTTTTTATTAGCTATTGGTTAGTTTTGTCTAATTTAAACTAACTTATACTTTAAGTATTAAAAAAACCCACCAAAAGGCGGGTTTAGAATTAAATATTTAAAACATCATAATTTTAAGGCCTATTTTTAAAGATCTAAACTTTTGAGCTCATTAAGACGCTCTTTAGTTTTATCGGCCTCACAACTCAAGATAATTAAATGAGAACCAGCACCCAATGTTTGAGCCCCATAATATCCCATTAATCCAGAACATTGTTTTGTACGATAATCAAGCCAAGCCTTTTGGGAATTTTCCAAACTAGCTTTCCCTTCACTATCTAAGTTTGAAACTAATTTATTGTAAATTTTATTCATTTTAGCTTTATCAGTTTTTAACTGTTTTTCAAAGCATTCTATATCAGAATAAACATTACCAGTCTTACATTCCGCATGAGCAACCCCACAAAATAACACTAACAAAGCAAGCATTAGTTTCTTCATTTATATGATACCTTTCAAATTTCTAACTATTTGAATCATTATATTTTAATTATGATATGAAATAACTTTTATTCTTATCCGAGTTTTTAGTTATTTAGCTACCTTAGCCATTTCAGTTACTGCAGCATGGTTAATGGATCGTTATAGCCTGTCTCGTAAATTGATTATTGATGAGCTTCGTCCATTTAACAAAGGAACAGATGGGAAACACCTTTATGATCGTAGTGAAGTCATTCCTATCCTTGAAAATTTAAATAGACAAAGGCAGCAACGGCAGTCGAGACGGAAGAATTAAGACAGAGGTACACTTCCCTAACAAATTAATTTTTGGGGATGATTCCCCTCGATTAATATCAAAGTGTATTTAACTCACATATAGGTGGGCGAATTCAAACATGAGGTGCGACAGTTTCAAAAGCCATATGATAATCAACAAGCTGAGCAAATTTCTCTAATGGTGTAAGCCAATCTAACGCCTTTCTAGGACGAGTATTCAGTGA